CTGTGCCAGCCGTGCAGCGTCTGTAGCTGCCGCTGCTTGCCTAGCTTCTACATCCCTGCCAATCGCCTCCTGTAGCGTTGCAGGCGTCATCTGCGCTTGCAGAGCCTGCTGTGCCATGCCCGGTGCTCTCTGCGCAGCTGCAATCCTGCGGGCTTCAGCCTGCTGCAATGCAGTGGCCATCTGACGTTGTGCAAGCTCTTCCCGCTTCTGCTGCTGCATGGTCTCCAGTTCGCCTAGGGCAGTAGAGCCTAAACCAAACTGACCAGCTTGGATTGCCTGCTGTTGGGCAAGCTGCTTGTCTCTCTCAGTCACCTCCCTAGCCTGCTGTGCAATCACACCAAGCTGCTGCTGGTAGATAGGGTCTTGGCTTGGGTCAGCCAATCCACGGGCGATGTCGGCCTGACCAAGCTGCATAAACTGCGGAGCCAAGCCAGCAGCTGTCTGTCCTACCTGTCCATAAATGTCCCTAGCTGCCAGCGTTTGGGCAGCGTCTTCCGGCACCAACGAACCAGTGAACAGTTCAGGTGCCTGTGTAAACGTCTGCCGAACCTCTGGAAGCAGCTCCTCAATAAACGGCTCTACCGGAGCATACGGCTTGATCTCAGACGATCCGCTGGCGGTTGATTGAAACGGCGTAGATACAACTACGGGCGGTGGTGACTTAAAAGGATTGCCCATTTTATAACCTCTTTACAATAGTTACATTTTTAAGTTCATAGCCCATAGGACCAAATCTCCGTTCCCAGCCTTTTCTTCCCGGTATCTCTACAAACTTAGCGCCTTGCTTTCTGTAGTAGTCCTCAACGGCTGGCATCATTGTTTCAAAGTGAAACTTACCTGCGGTAGCTTCTGATATGATTCCTGTCTGATCAGGGTAGTCTGCAACCCCTACCAAAAAACATCCAACTATTTCTTCATCCTGTACTGAAACCCACAAGTCGCTATAGCCAGACATAAACTTCTTTAGCAGGTACTCGGCGGTAAAGTATCCATCGTTGTTGCTTCGTGTTACAGACTGAGAAACAAAATCGAGACACTTTGCCAGCTTTGCATATATCTGTGGGTGAGCACTGTTGAGCTTTTTATAACTTAGTCCATGCTCCAGCGGCGTTGTAAAAGTATATTCCTTCTCCGCTTCCGGGGTTCCAGTCAGTGCCATCAGCATATCGTATATCACCCTGTTGTGGTTTTGTTGGCGCTACGTTCTGAACGTCTAGGTGTCCGTCTCTTACTAGCTCTAGGACCGTTCTGATTTCTTGAAACATCTCGTCCAGAAAACGAGGAAGGTCTTGTGGATCACTTGGTGCAAGTCTTGGATCAAACCGTAAAAACTCTCTGCTCATCGGTCAGACACAACCTCTGCTTCTACGGCGTAGCCAGACAACCTGAACTGGCTGGCAGCTTGGCTTTCAATCTTGATGGCCATATATCTGCCACGCACCCTACAGTCTACCTTTGAGTCTGTGCCTATCTCAAACGCCACCGGGTCATTATAAGACACACCTTGGAACGGTTGTAGCTCAGAGCCAATGCTGATGTTCACAGTGCCAGTGCCTTCAATCCTAGGATAGACACGGGTGATCGACTTAACCGCATCAGTGCGGCCAGCTGCCAGACCAACGCGCTCTAGTCGCGTGATAAAGTTAGTGCCATCAAACGTGGTGCCACTGTCAGCCAAGTACAGCTTTGTATCATTTGTGCCGCACATGAGCAGCGAGTCAATGGCCGGGTTGTATTCCTGCTGCGCCCATGCCAAGGTACTGTTTTCCCATGTGCTGGCCGATGCTGTCCATGTGTTGGTCAGTGCAGGATTGACCAGACCCTTGGCAATGAAGTTTACATTAGGAAGGTCACGGAAGGTCCAAGTGATTTCTCTGTAGTTCCAGATCAGGGCAACATTGGGGAAACCATTAGTAGCTCCCGTCTGTGGGAAGCAAATCCAGACTTCGTTTCTGATCTTGTTATGTGCCAAGAACGTCTTGTAGTAGTACGTGGAGTCGATCTCGGAAAACAGGAATGTCTTGACCTTGTCGTCAATAACACTCCTGATAGAGTTACCGTTATGTACCATCACGTCGTTGGTAGACATCATCACGTGTCTTCCATCGCCAAGGTCTATCACAGCGTTCTTGGCAAACAGACCAGTGTCTTTGAACTTCTCGCGAATGTTAAACGTGAACGAACCACCCACGTAGTTCATGCCGTAGATGCTGTCTTCTTTGTAGATGATCAACTCGTTGCCAAGTTGAAGACCATTGAGCACGTGGCCCTTGGTACCAGTCAGTGAAGTCTCTGCTGACTCACTGGCTGTGCTGGCAGTGTTCCAAGTGTTTGCACCATTAGTAGCTGCACCGGCAGGTATTGCATCGCTCCACCGGATGGTAAACGGTTTCTCAACGCTGCTGTCTGTCAGGTTCAGTGCAACCAAGTGGTTTCTAAATGGTACAATTGTTTTACAACGCAGTGTAGACGGCCAGTCAGGCAAATCAGTAAACAATGAGCCAGCTTGGGTAAAGCTCTGGGGAACGTCTAGACCATTGGTGCAGACCAGTACGCCACCTAGTACACCGCCCTGCCAGTTGTTCTCTGTTCCTGAGAGCGTTGTATAAGACCCGCTTGACCGTGTGACAGTGCTGTGCGTAACACCGCTGATCTTATATAACTCAGTCAGGCCACCGTATATCCACAGGTTGGTAGTACCCTGTAGCCAGCTAATAGCCCAATAGGGAGCAGCGGTGGGAGTACCTAGGACAGAAGTGTGTCCAAGTATCTTACCAGCTTTGCCATCTAGAAAGCGAGCGTTCTGAACATCGCTGAAAAACGTAGGGGGCATGTCATACGGTGACAAGTCCTTGTTCAGCGAAAAGCCGCTCTGTGGTGTTGCTGCTACGTTGAAAAGTTCTTTTGCCATTAACCAGCGCCAGTTGCTGTCTGTTCAGTCCATGCGGTGGAGTCAAACTCTTGCAGAGACACAAGGTCACTGTCCTCCATCAGGATGTTACCACCCTCTTCTTGAACCAGACAAAAGTTTTCTATTACCCAGTTGGTAGGCATCTAGGCACCCCTGCGCACAAGCGAGCCAGGATCGCCCTGTACGCTCATGGTCATCACCGTGCCACCGTACCGGGCAGAGTCTTCAGACTTCTTGATATCGTCCATGGCTTTCTGAAAGATGCCACCAAATCGCTGTAGCTGCTCTGTGTCGTTCAGATAGATGGCACCTTCCATGCAAGAGCCAAACAGATACAGATCAGGAAACTCTGCCAAGATGTTATTGGTGGTCACACTGTCAGACAGTGGATTCAGTTTGCCAAAGTAGTTGATGCTCACAGTATATGCAGCATCTGGAGTTGGTGAGAGCTTAAACGTCTTTCCAATGTTAGTATAGGCCCGTGGAAAACCACTGGACGTTGTGCCATACTCTCTGCTGAGCGACTCAGGAGATAGATAAGACAGAGCATAGCTGGAAGACGTGGTGTCATAGGTTATGTTCCGTAGCTCAATCAGATCGTCTGGTAGATCATAGAAGGCTGTACCAGACGTGGTAGTTGTCTGCGCTCTGGTTACGTTTGCACGGATGCGCAGTTCTCTGTTCAAACGGTTCTCAGTAAGCGTGATGAAATCAGGAATGACATCGGTAAGGTCATCCCTGTTCAGGTAGTTGGCTACGCTGGTCTTCAGCTCTGAGTACGTTGAAAGGCTCATTACAGATGGCTCTCATGTGTGCGAAAGAACCTGTTCTCAGGATCGTTCAGCAGTTGTTTAATCTTGGGCCAGTCATTCTTGTTCATGATATCGACACCAAGCTCACGCTTCCATTTCTCAATGACAACCAACGGAATGCTGGCAACCTTGCGCATACCGGCAACGTTGTCTCCAACGCCGTACATGGAGTCACCGTTCATCTCTTTCTTGTTAAGTTCCAGCAGAGGCTCAACGTCCTGCACGTTCTGGAGAATAACCTTGTCTTCATTGTGATCGTAGCGAAACTTGGTTTTAATAGGGTCGTTCATGATAACCTCTTGTTAGAATGGGGGAGAGCACGTGGCCCTCCCCCTTGTGGCTTACGACAGATCGTAGACCGCACCGAGCGCCTTCTCGTTCTTACAAACGAGAGTGTACTCGGCGATGATCGCACGCTGTTCGCCGTCAGACGTGCTGGCAACTTCGCGCTGGAAGAACGGACGCAGATAAGCCACGCCGTAGTATTCCGGATCGAGAAGCCATACATCGCGAGAACGCTGGAAGCGGTTAGGAACAACCGCCATCTCACCGAAATCGCTGACGTACACGTCCATGCCGCCAATGATGCGCTGGTCAGCAACGTCGTTAAAGTTGCTAACACCGGCTGAACCACCAACACCAACGAGGCTGGAGAAAGTCTGCTTCTGCGAAGGAGCCATCATCAGATACTTGATGTCAGCGCCTTCGTCGTAAGCGGACAGGATCGACGCTTTCAACAGAGCTTCAGTAAAGGTACGTGCAGTACCGTCAGTACGAGCAGTACCATTACCGCCAGCCCCA